CTGCCACCAGCGGCACAGGGGCGATCGCCAACCAAACCAACAACAACAAAGTCGCACAAACTTTCCTTGCAGCAGCGGCATGGGATGTAGGGTCTATTAATGTTCGGCTTTCAAAAAGTGGATCGCCGACTGATAATATCATCTGTGAGATATGGAACACATCGGGCGGCGTTCCATCCACGATGCTGGCGGCTGCAACAAACACGGTGGCCGCCAGCACCGTTGTCACAGCTGACTATAAATTCACGTTTAATCCTGTTTCGCTCGTCAGCGGCACGACCTATGCCTTTGTTCTTTCTCGCAGCGGCGCAGAGGACTTTTCCAACTATATCTCCATCGCGAACAGCAATGCATCTTCTTATGCATCTGGTGGATCAGTCCCATACAGCAGCGGTAGCTCAACGTGGGGGACAGTCTCAGCAACCTTTGATTACAGATTTGAGATTTTTGCCCCCAGCGTTTCAACGGACGCCTACTATTTCTTCGGTCGCGACGGCACCACGGCGACGACGCTGCAAGCGTTCAAGTCCACGGCACCGGATACATCGTGGGCTACCGTCGCCACCAAGACCGGCTTCACCACCGCGATCCTGAACCTCTCGGCGTATCAGGTCGGCAACGTCATCCATCTGGTGGTGCAGGACGGCACGATGTCGTCCAGCGTGGCGACGAAATATCTGTCGTTCAATGCGGCGACCGATACGTTTCTGGCGACGGTCGAGACGGTGGCGGCAGCGGGGGCGGTCACAGGAACCGCAACATCAGGCTGGGGTGTGTCGCTGGTTGTCCGCAGCAACGGCAATGCCGTCATCTTCTACAACGGTGCGGTGGTTACCTCGCGGGCGCGGCTGTATTACCGCGAGCGAACCGGTGTCAACGTTTACGGCACGGCAACGCGCGTCGATGATAATACGTCAATTGACAACACCACGCCCGTCACCGTCTTAGGTGCTGTCAACCGAGTACATTTCTTCTGGAGTTTTGGTGCCAACACAGGCTACCGAACCCTGTCAGCCGCCAACGCGCTACCGACCGGGTCGTCATCGGCAAGCATGAGCGCCCCCGGTGACGGTGTCAGCTATGACCGATCAGGCACCATCAAGGTTGTCATCACCAGCAACGGCAATGGTGCGCAGACGACAGCGCGGTTCGACAGTGCTGACGCTCCGACAGTCACGTTTGCCAACCAGAGCATTGCAGCCGCCACGATCCCGCACCGGATCGGGGTGAACACATCAACGGATGATGTGACCATCGCCTACCGCTCGTCGGCGGATGGCGACCTCTATGCGATCAAGTCAACAGATGATGGCGCAACGTTCGGCGCGCCTGTGTCGTTGTTTGTGGGCACCGTCGCCAATGCCGACACCAGCGTGTCGCGCAGTTCCAGCGGCAGCGTGTACACGCGCGGGTCCAGCAGCGTTGTCGGGTACATCGTCAACGATGGTGGCACGCTTAAATACAATGAAAATTCGCTGGCCACCAACAAGACGCTGGATGCGACTGTTGGCGCAAGCTATGCGCTCACCGGCACGACCACCGCGGCGGTGTTGCTCAAGCGCAAGATCGACGCGACCACCGCGGCAAGCTACGCACTCACCGGCACCGACGTCGCGATCGCCAAGGGCACACCGCCAAAGGTGCTCACTGCGGATCCCGGCAGCTATCTGCTCACCGGTGCCAGCACCACCACCGTCCTGCGCCGCGCCAGGATCGATGCGACGGCCGCAAGCTATGCCCTGACCGGCGCGTCGACGGCGAACGTCCTGGTCAAGCGCAAGCTCGACGCGACGATCGGTGGCGCCTACGCGCTGACGGGGACTGCCACCAGCCTGCTGCACAAGTACCGGCCGCAGGCACTCGGCGGCAGTTATCTTCTCACCGGCACTGATGCGGCACTGACCAAGCTGGCGCAGAAGACACTGGCTGCCGGCAACGGTTCGTATGCACTCACCGGCACCGACGCCGCCATCATCAAGCGGGTGTTCAAGCGGCTGACGGCAGACGGCGGTTCGTATGCCGTTACGGGCGCGGCGACATCGGCCGTCCTAGTCAAACGGAAACTGACCGCCGACGCCGGCGCCTACGCCATCACCGGCACTGCGGCGACGCTGTGGCATGGCTACAAGGTTATTGCGGGTGCCTCGAGTTACGCGCTGACCGGCAACGCGACGGCCGTCCTGCTGCATCGCTGGAAGGTTGCGGCGTCAGGCGGAACCTACGCACTGACCGGCAATTCCGCTACGTTCCTCATTCACAAGGACATTGTGAGCGCCGCACCTGGTGCCTATGCGCTCACCGGAGCCGCTGTCAATTTCCAGATCCGTTCCGACAAGTTCGTGTCGGCGGCGAGCGGCGTCTATGCCCTGACCGGCACGCCGGCGAGTGTGCGGAAGACCTGGAAGCATGCGGCGACCGCCGGAAGCTATGCGGTCACCGGCAATCCAGCGACAGAGCTGACGAAGCTTTCGCAACGGACGCTTACGGCCGCGAGTGGAAGTTATGCCCTCAGCGGCACTGCCGCCTCGGTCCTGCACCGCTGGAAGACCGCAGCACTCGGCAGTTCCTATGCGCTGACGGGTTCGCCTGCCACCGTCGTCCACCGCTTCAAGATCGCGGCGGCCTCGGCCAGTTACACCATGACGGGCACAGCCGCCACCGTCACCAAGGTCGCCGCCAGGACGGTCACAGCGGCCTCTGGGGCCTATGCGCTGACGGGTGCGGCGACAGCCACCCTGCACCGCGCCAAGCTACCAGCGACCGCCGGAAGCTATTCCCTGACGGGTTCGCCGGCCACCGTCAGGTATGGCTACAAAGTTCCGGCCGGCTCGAGCAGTTACGCGCTGACCGGCAACGCGGCCACCTTCCCCAGGACCAGGCGGCTCACCGCTGATCCTTTGATCGGTCGCTACCAGCTCACCGGCCAACCGGCGCTGGTCAAGTACCACTGGGCCTTCCCGGCTGCGGCCAGTTCCTACGCCATCACCGGCACGCCGGCCACGCTGCGGCGCGCCAAGACGATCCTGGCGGCGCCCACCTCCTATGCCCTGACCGGCAGCGTTGCCTACGTCACCCAGGTCCGTCTGCTGTTCCTGGAGGCGGGAACTGCCAGCTACACCATCACCGGCAACGTCGCGCGGATCTTCGGCGGCGACTGGACGATCTCCGATCGCACGGTTAGCGCGCTGGCCGAGGATCGCAGGGTCCGGGTGGCGGCCGAGGCGCGGAGCGTGAAGGCGGTGGCCGAAACCCGCCTCGTGCGCGCGCCGGCAGAACTGCGCTCGGTGGCAGCGCCTGCGGAATTCAGGACGATCCAAGCCAGAGGAGAAAGCCATGGCGTTTCCACAATGGCCACCCAAGGACCCCGACGAGGTCCTCGACTACAACATCGACTGGTCGCCCCGGCTGACTAGCCCCGACGTCATCTCGGCATCCGAATGGATCGTGCCCGACGGCCTGGTGGTCGAGAACGAGATCATGACCGACAACTCCACCACGATCTGGCTGTCGTCGGGCACCACAGGCGAGGCCTATGACGTGCTCAACCGGGTCGACACCATGGAGGGGCGCACCATGGACCAGACCGTGACGCTGAAGATCAAGACCAAGTAGGAGAACTGAAATGAACATCCTGCTGAGTTTTTTGAACCTGTGCCTTTACATCGCGATCATCTGCCTGATCGCCTATGTGATCCTTTGGGTGATCCAGGGCTTCTTCGGCTGGGCGATCGACGCCAACGTGCTCAAGTTCGGCAAGATCGTGGTCGGGCTGTTGTGCCTGATCGCCGTCGTGGCGTGGCTCACGGGCGTGCTGGGTGGCGGTCCCGGCCTGCCGTTGTTTTGGACGGTCCGATAGTCCGCCGCTGCCGCCGGCCGAGCCGTTCAGGCCGAATATCTGTCGGGGGTGCTAGCGAACGTCCCGCGAACCTGGCGGTGTCAGCCCTGTGTCAATCTTCTGGACGTTCTTGACCCGTTCTGGCTAAAACCGTCCCGAACTGACGGGGCATTCCTGAATTTACTCAGCAATTTCAACTGTTGCGCTTTGTTCGTATTCCCCTATATGGGGCGCGCATTGGTGCCTTAACCTATTGATTTAGCTTGTCTTGGTGGTTTTCAAATTGACACCCTGTGTCAATTCTCCTTCAAACAGCTTGTCGGTGACGGTCGCATCGTCGCTACCGTGCAGGTACGTCTGGAATAGATGTTGAGCTGATTTCCACCCGCCTGCGCGGGCGATCGTGGCGACGCCAACTCCCTTGTCATTCAGTGATGTAGCGAAGCCGTGTCGGCAGCTATGGAACGTCAGCGGCTCGATGCCGGCCGCCTTCACAGTGCGCTCCCAGGCGCTTCTGGCTGTCGTGTAGGCTAGGGCGAAGGGTTCTCGTGTTCTTGGGAGCCGTGCAAGAGCGACAAGAAGCTCTGTTGGTATATGCGCTGACCGCTCGCTCCCAATTTTAGACTGGCGGATGAGCACTGTGCGTTTTGCAAAATCAATATCGACCCATCGGACAGCGAGAGCCTCAGAAATCCGGGCTCCGGTCGCGAACAGGTAGACGGCGAGTGCTGCAACATCCACTCGGTCAGCGTTGGCCTTGAAGGCATGGATCCACTCCAGTGTGACGGGCTTCTTGATCTTGGTGTCGACTTTGAACCGCTTCATCCGCATGGGCGGGCAGAGGTTCAGCTCCGAGCAATGATTTATCACTGCCAGCATCGGCACGATCACCTGGCGGTTCCTGGTTGAGTTCTTTGCGTTTGGGTACAAGTCGATCGCCGATTGCCGGATTGATCCACTCGATATGTCCGCAATCCTCGCATCGCCCCAATAGGCGACCAGGCGGGTGAGAAATCGCGACGATTTCCCAGCTCCGATGTACAGCGCAACAGCCTTCGGCCACGTCAGCGCCTTTTCTTTTCCATCAAGACCACGCTTCCAGTACCGATCCTCGATCGCGGACGCAATTCTTTGCGCGGTTTCCTTGTTAGTTGTGCCAGTAGATCCACGCTGTCGATGTCCGGCAAGCGTTCCCCGATAGCTCCAGACATTGCTTCCCTTACGCCGATAGATTTTGAGGGGCATGGCTTGGTTGCTTCCATGATGGCGGCGACGTCGTCAGGCAGGAACCTCATACGATTACCCAGCACCCGGCAAGCGCCAATTCGCCGGGCGAGGCTTCTCAACCGCTTTTCGGACCAGCCAAGGCGCCCGGCGAGTTCTTCAGGCGTGGTGATTTCCGGTAGCGTCATTTCACCACCCTTAACCGCGATGTCTGCCGCGCCTTGATCAGGCGCAGGATCAGATCGATCCGATTGGCAGCGAATTTCAGGGTTTCTTCTTCTTCTGCAACTTCATCGTAGGTGTCCCGTGTCAGCGCCATGCAGGCGATGATGTCGAGCGCGTCGATGATCGAGCTGACGGCCTGCTCCACGGGTTCGCGGTCCGGTGTCATTCGGCTGGCTCCGTGGGGTAAAGGGTCTTGATCTCTTCCAGCATTTTCAGCTTTTTATCGATGTCGTTGATGTGCCGCCACAGCGTGGCCTGGGCCTGCAATCGCGCCAGCTTGCGTTCGGCGTTTTCCAACTGCTTGTCGATGCGCCATTGCTCAATGCTCACTTGTCCTGCTCCGGTGTGAGTGCGGCGCTGGCTATTGCCCGTGGATTATTGTCAGGGTCGCTTTGTAGCGAACTAACATTGTCGTCATGTGCAATACGCCGCAGCGCCGCCTCCAGCGCCTCGATGCGGTCAGCGGCTTCGTTCAATGTTGGTGCGCAGAAATCGACATTCAGGTCGTTCGCCATCCCACGCACGCGCTTCGCAAGATCGCTCATTTGCTCATTCCCACTGGTCCCTCACCCACGCGGCGATGTAGCCGATCAAAAAGGAGGCGAGGCACGCGGCGAGCATGTAGTAGATCCATGTCGGCATGTGCCCCGCCCCTTTCCGTCTAGCGCAGTACAGCTACGCGAAACGGAAACCAGTGCTGCCATCCTCATTGCGCTTGCGCATGCCAAACAGGCCGACGCCAGCGAAGCCAAGGATCATCATGAACCAGGTTGATAATTCTGGGACAGCCGCGGTCGGAGTCGGCACCAGGAAGAAGCTGTCGGGTCCATCGTTCGCACCAGTGATGCGAGCGAAGAAGCCGATGCGGTCTCCCGAGTTGATACCTGCCAACGTGAAGCCGGTGAGAGTGTAGTCGGGGAAGCCCGTGCCGTTGTTCGGCGGATCGATCGGCGATCCACCCGGTCCCGGCGAGAACACCGCCAGCACCGTACTGGTCGTAAAGTTCAGGAACCAGAAGCTCTCCAGTATCTGGGAGGCGCTGCCGGCCTGATTGCTGTCGATGCCAATCGAGAAGGTCAGGTTACCCCCTAACTGGCCTTGGAACGGGGAGTTCGCACCAAGTGTGTAACCGCTGGTCAGACCACCGAACTGGTCGGGACCAAGCGAGCCACCGACAACCGACGTTGAGAAGTACGGCAGCGTCGTAGCGTTGCCGGTGTTGCCGAACAGGTTATAGCCGAACCCGGTTGGCTGTTGCGGCTGGTTGGCGCCGCAGATGATGCAGGGAAGGTTGCGGGGCTGATTACCGCCCGGCACGACCGGGGTCAGGGTCAGTTCAGCAGCATTGCTGACATTCCAGTCGACGCCGCCGATCATGACGGCGTTGGCGGGAGTGGCCGCCAATAAACCAAGTAAAGCCGTAGCTCCTAATAGTTTTATCATAACAAATTCTCCTAGCTAGGAAGATGGTGCGGAATGCACCGGGGAAGGCAGCGCATCGTCTGCCCTCTCCGGTATCTTCAGGCACGCAATTTCGTGGGCCGTCAGTTCGTTGCTTCTGGCGTTGATGGGATAACTGCAGACGATGCATTTGCGTTGCACCGTGCCAAGCGGCAGCATGTGGCGGATACTCATCGGCGGCACCTCCAACTGTTGCCGGTGATTACCTTCCGCATTCCATGGCGCCGGCAGACGTCGGCACGGTCAGCCAGCCGGGCTGGCGGTGGATCCACCGGCACCGCCACTGTCTTGACCGGCGTGGCCTGCATGGCCGGCACCGCCGCCACTGCCAGAGCGGGCGGTGGCTCGATGCACAGTTGCAGCTCCTCACGCGACCATTTTGACAAATTGATCGACCCCATGAACACGATCGAGTTGGAACCGCCGCCGAGGGCGTGGGCGCATTTGAGATACAGCGCCTTGTCCTCGCGGGTGAGGGTGTCGGGGTCGACTGCCCCGGCTGGTGACGACAGCAGCAGGGCGATGGCTGTGGCGAGGAATAGCTCTTGAGTGATCATCGCGACCACTCCGCTATCAGTAAGGCGTAGATCATGGTCAGCATCGCGACGGTCAGTGCGCCTGCGACGATGGCGGTGAGGTCAATCATTTGTCGCTCCCGTAGTGAGCGACTTCGGCGGCGTAGGCGGCGCGCTCGGCTTCGCGGCGGTCCATTTCCAGCCGTATCAAGGTTGCGACTAATGCGGGCGCGTCGTCCTCGCCCAGCACGAAGCGCGCAACGGCGGCTTCATAGTCGTCCTGGTCGGCGGGCCGCTGTTCCGGCGGATCGCCGGGGCGCCAGTCATGTTTCCGCAAATCGCGGAGGTGGTCGTGATCTTCGGGTGTCGGGCGGCGCATGGTGGCTGTGTCCCCATCGGTGTGTTATTGGAGGAGCGAGGAACAAAGCTGTATGGCAGCCTTGTTCCCCTAACTTCCGTCCTTTAGGCGGCGGCTTCTTCCTGTGCTTCAGGTGCTTTCTCGACTTCGTTGTCACTGCCGGTAAGCACTGCCGTCACTCGCTTGACGCGATCGTAATACTCAGCTTCTGCCCGCTTGATCTGCCCGAGATAGATATCGCGGGCACGGTCAACGGCATCGAGATGCTGGCGAATGTTGGATGTGCTGTTCTTCAGTTCTTTCGATGCCTTAACGATTGCGGTAGTCATACAAACCTCCTGGTTGCGGCGAACTCTTTCAGTTCATGGCGAACGGTGTTGAGACGCGACATCGCGTCTCGCGATCCGCCGGCATCAGGGTGAAGGCGCGTCGCCATTGCGCGATAACCCAAGTCAATAATCTGGAGTGCTAATTCTTGGTGGAGTTTGATTTCCTTGTCGCGATCTTGCCGCTCGTTAGACAGGCGGACGACATTGACCCTGTCGACACCGTCGAACAGTGATTTGAGTTTGTTTTTCTTGGTGATGGATTTGATTGTGCGGTCTTGAGGTTCGCGGCCGAGCGCACTGTCAATTGTAAGGCTAGCCTTACAATTGGAACCTTCGTCTACTTTTCGCGCTAGGCGCATGTAATCGTTCGCGGTAGTGCGACTTAAATGAAAATTGTCCTTCAGCCAGCGACCCCATGAACCCCATGGGACTTGTCCGCTATCCTTGACCTCATTGAGAATTGCACCAGCCTTAATGTAGTGCGACATGCCGGCTTCGTTGCCGGATATCAGTTCTTCCTGGATCAGCGGCACCAGTACTTTGAGTGGCCGCGCCACTTGCGTCCTGTTGCGGGCCACGGCGACGTTTGGCATGTGAGGTAGCTCCCATCTGGTCTGTTGCGATGGGAGAAGTTATAGCACTACCATAATTACAGTGCAACTAGAATTATAGCCGGACTTGAATTATTTTTGGTCAGCCGGTTTTTCCGACAACCGTCCGTGCCAACTCCACGATCATTTTCCGCTGGGAGTCCGTGGCCTTATCCCAGATTGACAGGAGGCTGGGGCTTTCCCGGTCGAGGGGGTTCACATCCAGAAGCCAGCCGGGACTTGTCTCATAGACATCGGCAAGGGAATGCAGCCCAGGCGTCGTATACCCCTGCGTGCCACGCTCCATTGCTGACAGGTTCCCGGCAGTCATCCCGGCCTTCTCGGCAACCTGCTCCAAAGTCATGCCGCGATGTTTGCGCCATTCCTTGAAGAATTGGTGGGGTGGCCGGATCACGGTCTTGAACCGTGTTGTGACTTCGGCGGCGGGGTGATTCCTTTTAGCCATACTATAAGTATGCATCAGAACGTCTCCCGCTGCATAAAGCGGGGCTATAATTATGGTTGCGCTATAATTATAGCCGTGCTATATCGATGCCATGAAACTCTCAGCATGGTTCGAAACTCTCAATCCTGATGGCTCACGCAAAAGCAAAGCGGACTTCGCTTCGCGCATAGGCGTGACGCCGCAGATGATCAGCGCGTACTGCGCCGACCGCATGTGGCCGGGCAAAGAGCGAATGGAAGCAATCGCGCGTGAGACGGCTGGCGACGTTACCGCCAACGACTTCATCGATATGTCCGACGTTGCCGACCTTTCCTGCACGCAATCCTAAACACAGGCGAGCACCGCTGTGCTGTCTTTCTCTGACACTGATGACATCGACGGCACGACAAGAGCGGCACTCAAGCTGCTGGTAGCAGTCGAGCGGCGGCACACCGGATCTCTCTCGCTCGCCTATTACGACGTCGCCCAACTGATCGGATCGTCATCCAGCTGGGTTCAAAAGTTCATCCGCGATACCGGCGAAGTCAGATCGCCCTGTCCACCGCTCTTGCTGCGAATTTGTGCCGCGTACGACCAACTCTGTGACCGCGTCGAACAAGAAAACAAACGGGACGAACAGCGTCTCCGCCAATTGAAGGACAGGATCGATGCGGCTGCTGCGGGCGCTACTCCGAAAATTAAAACTCAAAACTAAACTGCTTTTTCGCACGCCGTAATCCAATTCCGCGGGAAATGTACCCCCATACCCACCCGCGGGAAGACGCCACCGGGGCAATCTTGCTCGGACAAGCCCGGTTGTCCCGGTGGCTGATAAATCAAAAAGGAAAATCCCGATGGAAACATCCGTGAAACTAGCATTGATCGAAGCCGTCCAGCCGGAAATCGCGCCGTTTGAGGATCAGGTACACACGCTGATGATCGAAAGTGTTGGCAAGATTGCCAGCGGCTGGATCGAGCAAATCAAGATCATTCACGACAACCTCGCCGCGCTGGAGGCTCAGATTTTGGCGTGTGTCACTGACGCCAAGCACAAGATTACGACGCTCCACGACTTAGGCCAGAAGGTCGCCGATGAGGCCAAGCGTAGTCAGGAAGTGGTCAAGCAACTCTCTGACAGCATAGAGAACATTGCGTGACCTATCGCATCCCCTGGCCGCAACTGCCTGCCCTGACAGCGCGGCTGGTCGAGCTACACGCTAGCCCGGAGAACTGGTCTTGCAACGATATCGCCAAGCTATTGTCGCGGGAGTTTAATGTGAGCGTGACCAGAAACGCCGTGATCGGCAAGTCGCACCGGATGGCGCTGCCGTTTCGTGCGCCTCGAGTTGTCGTCAAGAAACCGCGCAAGCGGACGAAGCGCAAATATTCGCCACGGCAAAATCAGATCGAGGCACCGCCGCCGCGCGCGCCGCGCGCCGATGGCACGGTCACGATCTATCAACTGCGCTCCGACGACTGCCGATTTCCGCTCGGCAATTTCCCGTTCACCTTCTGCGGCAAGGAGCAGCAAGAGGGGTCGAGCTATTGCCCGGAGCATTTTAGGATTTGCCACGGCATCGTGCAGCGGAGGGACCACACCGTGCAACTGAAGGCGTGGGCATGACCGACCTGTTCGACTATATGCATTCTCGTCCAACTGATCCGCTGACTTCGCATGAAGCCGCGGCGGCAATTAACATCACAGCGCAGGCATTGCGCATCTTGCGCGCCTATCGCAGCGGCGCCGCGTTACTCGATCACGACGCTTATTTCCACGCCGGTTTTCCTCCTAATGCGCGCGACGGTCAACGGTGCTCCGATCTGCGTAAAGCCGGATTTATAGAACGCACGGGCGGTCGTGACCGAACACCTTCCGGCCGGGCTGGTTACTTATGCCGCATTACGCCGGCCGGCTTGGCTTACCTGAAAATACAGGTGCAGGCATGAGACGCAACTGGATGCCGCTCTACGTTCCCGACTTCCTGGCCGACACCGGGCGGCTCTCGGCGGCGGAAACCGGCGCGTACCTGTGCCTGATCATGGACTATTGGATGCATGACGGGTTGCCCGACGACGACGCCAAGCTGGCGCAGATCGCTCGGTTGCCGCTCAAGTCCTGGCGGCAGATGCGGCCGACCATCGAGGCGTACTTTCAGGACGGTTGGCGGCATAAGCGGATCGACGCCGAATTGGACAAGATGGTTGTCACGATGGCGAAGCGGCATGCGGCTGCGGTCAAGGCCGGCACCATGTCGGTGATGGCGAGGGATCGTCAACGAAACGTTCAACGTACAGGCAACGAAACGTTAGCCCAACGTTCAACGTCTGGCCAACGCAGCGTCAACCACACTACCAAGAAAGATATAATAACTACTACTAGTTCTGTTGCTGCGCGCGACAGCTTGCCGGAAGAAACCCCAACAAATTCAACGATTGAACCCGCTGACGGGACGGCTGGCTTGGCAGAAAAGCCGCTGAAACGGCCGAGCGAATTAACGCGCGAAGAACTCGCTGAGATTTACGCAAAAAGGAAGGCAGCCGCATCATGAACCAGAAGCTCGAAAAGATTTCCGTAATCCCCCAGGACGAACCGCCGGTGCCGGCCGTCACGCCGCTCGACATGCTGAACCGCGCTGTCCTGGCCGGCGCCGACATCGCCATGATCGAGAAGCTGATGGCCTTGCATGAACGCTGGGATGCCAACCAGGCACGCAAGGCGTTTGACGAAGCGGTGGCCGCGGCCAAAAAAGATATCCCGCCGATCCAGCGCAACGTCGCCGGCCACAACGCCAAGAAATACGCCGACTTCGCCGCAATCGCCAGGGTTGTCGATCCGATCATCGGCGCGCATGGGCTGTCCTATCGGTTCCGCACCACGCAGAACGACCGCATCAGCGTCACCTGCATCCTCAGCCACAAGGCCGGCCACAGCGAGGAAACAACCCTTTCGGGACCGGCGGACACCAGCGGATCGAAGAACGCCATCCAGGCCATTGGCAGCACGCTGACCTACCTGCAGCGCTACTCGCTGGTGCAGATGCTGGGGCTGGCGGCCGGCAATGACGACGATGGCAAGGCGGCCGGCGACGGTGAGCCGATCACGCAGGAACAGCTGGCTGATCTGGTTGCGCTGGCCGATGATGTGGGCGCCGACAAGGAGGCGTTCTGCAAGTATTTCAACGTCGCAAGCCTGGCCGACATCCAGGCCAAGGACTTCGCGCGCGCGGTGGCTGCGCTCAACAAAAAGAGGGCGCGTGTTTGAATGTCCTTGATCTTTTCTCAGGAATTGGCGGCTTCAGTCTCGGCCTTGAACGAGCCGGAATGCGAACCGTCGCCTTCTGCGAAATCGACCCCTACTGCCGGCGCGTCCTCGCCAGGCACTGGCCAGATGTCCCTGTTTACGACGACGTGCGAACCCTTACCGCAGCCACTCTGGGCATCACCAAAGGCGACGGACGCGGAGCGGGGCGGCAGGGGCGACCTGATCCAGCAAGTGCGTGGCAACAACAGCCCAACCAACCATTACAGATCGATGTCATCTGCGGCGGGTTCCCCTGCCAGGACATCAGCAACGCCGGCAAGGGCGCAGGCATTACCGGCGAGCGCAGCGGGTTATGGAAAGAGTACGCCAGAATTATTGGCGAGGTTCGACCCCTATACGTCATCGTGGAAAACGTCGCAGCACTGCTTCATCGAGGGCTTGCAGACGTTCTCGGAGACCTTTCCACGCTCGGGTACGATGCGGAATGGCACTGCATACGCGCTTCCGATGTTGGTGCCCCACACAGGCGGGACCGGGTTTGGATCATTGCCTACCCACAGCATTCCGACACCGACAGCGAGCGATCACATCGAGCGCCGCAGCACGTCGACGGAGACGCTGAATTTTGCGACGAACAAGAGCGTCAGTTTGGATCGCTGGGTGAAGTATTGGCCGACGCCATCAGCGAACGAGGACGCAGCGGGGACGATCAACGGCAAGATGCAATTTATGCTTACTCATGCGGCGAAGCTATCCGATCCGGCGAATACGGCGGCTGGTGGGCAACTGAACCCGACGTGGGTCGAGTGGCTCATGGGGTTCCCGCTCGGGTGGACCGCCTTAGATCCCTTGGCAACGCCGTCGTCCCGCAAATCCCGGAGTTGATAGGTCGAGCTATTATGAAGGTGGCAGAGCCATCATGAGGAACGTACATGACTGAGATCATCCAGGGATCAGACGAGTGGAAAGCCCTTCGCCTCGGCAAAGTCACCGCATCCCGCGTTGCCGACATGGTAGCGCGAACAAAGTCCGGCTACGGCGCCAGCCGCGCCAACTATGCCGCCCAACTGATTGTCGATCGCCTGACCGGCGTGCCTTCCGAAACCTTCGTCAATGCCGCCATGCAGCACGGCACCGACACCGAGCCGGAAGCGCGGGCCGCATATGAGTTTTACCAGGGCGTCACCGTCGAGCAGGTGGCGTTTGCGCCTCATCCGAGGATCGGCGATGCCGGCTGCTCGCCTGACGGGCTGGTGGGCGACGATGGCATGGTGGAAATCAAATGCCCGAACACCGCAACCCACCTGGACACGCTGCTCGGGCAGTCGACGCCGGCCAGGTACATCGACCAGATCCAGTTTCAACTCGCATGCACCGGCCGCGCATGGTGCGACTTTGTCAGCTACGACAATCGCCTTCCCGAAAGGATGCGGCTGTTCGTGCGGCGCGTTTCCCGCGATGACAAGCGCATAGTCGAACTGGAAGCCGAGGCGGTGGCCTTCCTACAGGAAATCGACGCCAGGATTATCCAGCTTGAAAACGTCTATGGCGAGAAAGCTGCGGCATGACCGACGCGGCCGAACACAAAGCATGGTCCGAACTCAGCCCGGTCACGCAGGCGGCGCTGCGTTGCAAGGAACCGGTGTTCTGGGCGTTTCTGCGGGAAAGCGGATTTACCACCAGGAAGATCGAGAACGAGGAAACCGCTGCCGAAGTGGTGCGCTCTGTCTGCGAAATCCAATCTCGCCGTGACCTGGCCGAACCTTCCATAGCGCAGGCAATCTGGCACGACATCGACACCCTGTTCCAGGCATGGAAGGCGCGAGAACGATGACCCCGCCCTGGTTCGTCGTCATGCTCGGCGCCCAGCAGGAACTCACCACGGTGTGGCGGCTGCATGTGCTCGGGCTGGAGATGTTCACCCCGGTATTGAGGAGGAGGATTCCGACCGGCCGTGTTCACCGCGGCAAGCAACTAACCCGGCTGGTCGTTCGCCCAATGTTCCCGTCCTACGGCTTCATTCGCAAGACCGAGGATCGCGACGTCGATACCGTGCTCGGCGTCAACGGCGTGCGCGACTTCCTGCGCAACGAGCGCGACGAACTGGCGATATTGCCGCACCAAGCGGTGATCGCGATCTACAACAAGCAGCAGGAGGAACTCGAGGACTTCATCGAGACCTCACGCCGGCGCCGCCGCTTCGCCTCGAAACTGCATCTCGGCCAGCGGGTGAGGGTGGAGGATGGCGGTGCCTATTCCGGCCTCGTAGCACCCGTGGATCGCATTGACGCCAGCGGCAGGATCCAGGTGCTGCTCGGCATGATACGCCACTCGCTGCCGGCCGACATGGTGGTGACGACATGACCTGTACCAAAGGACATGCTTGCATGCCTTTCGCTACCTGGTGTAGGTTCCCCGCCGTTCGGCCCCGCATCTGGTGCAGGGCTGACGTGGTCATGGTTCCGTGTCCGAAACGGTTTGCCGTTCGTCGTTGAAGCGGAAATCAGCCACACCGGCAACGAGCCGGACGAACACCTTCCCGAAGGTGGGCTTTAGCTATGGCACTGAAATCCCTTAGACCACTGGTGCGTACTACCAACACCAGCACCACCCCCCTGCCACCCAAGGTCAAGGATCCAATCTACTCAACGCCTGAGTTCATGGCGTGGAGAATCCTGGTGGTGAAGCGTGCTGGCTACCAGTGCGAGGCAGTAGACCAGCGTGGTCTACGCTGCAGCAAGGGCTACCCCGAGCACAGGCTGTATGCTGACCACATACGGGAACTCAAGGATGGTGGTTCCCTTACCGACCCCGCCAATGGGCAGGCTCTGTGCTACTCACACCACACCGCCAAGACCATAGCTGCAAGAATGCGAAGGCATCGCAGCTGATGATGGTATGAGGATAAGATCAACTTACAGCAAGGTAATGGTTTACCCAATTCGGTATGCTGATGCCACTTGGCGAATTCCTCAATGATATCAGGGGGGTAGGCAAATGTTCCGAGGCGAGGTCGCGCTATAC